CTATAGAGGTATTACACTCCCGACCACCAGTGTCTCACAGGCTCACTGAGACCCTCCTCGCCTCGAGGGACCGATGCCTGCTAGCCCGCGACCGAGCGCATGACGCGGACATGCAGACCTACTGGCTCCAGTGCGCAGCCCACTTTGAAACCTTGCTAGGAGGAAAACCATGGGAACCTTCACCATCACCGGCGACGTGAACACCCGCGCCGAGAGCTACACCCAGGCGGACGGCGGATCGACGAGTACCGGCATCACGGTCATCGTGGACGATGCGAAGATAGCCAACCAGCTGGAGTTCGTTCAGGTGCTTCGCAATGTCGAACGCAACGTCCTCTCAGATTCAGTCTACCCCCCAGCCTAACCTGGTGACGTGTGACTGGTGCGGCCAGGTGACGCGCTTGGTATGGGTCCACGGGCACGCCCAGTGCGGCGCCTGCCATCGCGTTCTGATCGAGTGCTGCCAGGGGTCGGGCGATGCCGATCCGTAAGGTCTCGGGCGGCTACAAGTGGGGCGCCCGCGGCAAGAGCTACAAGTCGAAGGCGAAAGCGAAGCGCCAGGCTCGTGCTGCTTATGCGTCTGACCACAAGCGTAAGCCCAGGCCCAGCAAGTGAACATCAAGATCCCGTACTCGCCCAGGCCGTTGCAGACAGAGTTGCACGACGCGCTGGACGCTCATCGATTTGCTGTGGTGGTTACCCATCGCAGGTTCGGCAAGACCGTGCTCGCGATCAATCATCTGCTGCGAGCAGCAGTGATGTGCGAGCTGCCCAACCCGCGCTTTGCGTATCTGAGCCCGACCTACCGCCAGTCCAAGGCTGTTGCCTTTGATTATTTGAAGACATTTGCCGGGGCCATTCCCGGTGCCAAGTTTCACGAGACCGAGCTGCGCTGTGATCTGCCGAATGGGGCACGCATTAGTTTGTTGGGTGCCGAAAATCCAGCGAGCCTGCGCGGCATATATCTAGATGGCTGCGTGATTGACGAGGTCGCTGACTGCCCCGAGAGTGTCTTTGCCGAGGTAATTCGACCTTCCCTTGCAGACAGGAAGGGCTGGTGCCTTTTCATCGGGACGCCGCGCGGAACCGGCAACTATTTCTACGAGCTGTGGGAGACCGCGCAGGCCAAGGATGGCTGGCTCGCCGCGATGTACAAGGCGAGCGATACGAAGGTGCTGGACGAGGAAGAGCTTGAAGCGGCCCGCGCGACCATGTCGGAGGACCAGTACGCTCAGGAATTCGAGACCAGCTGGACTGCGAACGTGCCGGGCGCTGTTTACGGCAAGGAGATGACTGCGGCTCTCGAGGATGGCCGCATCACCAAGGTGCCCTACGACCCGGCGGTGCCGGTCGATACGTTCTGGGATCTCGGAATTGGCGACGCCACCGCAATACTGTTTGCGCAGTCGGTAGGCAGGGCTATCCATTTGATCGATTGCTACGAGGCATCCAACGAAGGTCTACCGCACTTCTGCCGGATTATGCAGGAGAAGGATTATCTATATGGCGACCACTACGCTCCGCACGACATTGAGGTCCGTGAGCTCTCGACTGGCAAAAGCCGTCGCGAGATTGCGTGGGATCTTGGTATCAATTTTCGCGTGGTGCCGAAGCTGCCTCTCGAAGATGGCATCCATGCTGCGCAGCTTATGCTGCAGCGTTGCTGGTGGGATCAAGACGCTTGCCGGCCGGCGGTCCAAGCGATGAGGCACTACCACCGGGCGTGGAATGAACGCACGCGGACCTACCGCCTGTCGCCGGTTCACGACTGGTCGTCGCATTTTTCGGACGCGTTCCGCTACTTGTCGACCGGGTTGCGCGATAGGCGCAGGCTCACGGAGGTGCCGCAGGCATTTGCCGAGGGTGACTACAACCCGCTGTCCTCGTCCCGCACGCGGAGCGCACAGCACACACACGTCAGGGGATAAAGCGCATGGGCATGTTGTTTAGCTCGCCAAAAGTGCCGCCGCTGCCGCCCGCGCCGCCAGCTGCGCCTGTCTCACCTGCGCGTGTGGTCAATCCGTACAGGCCGATCACGGAAGAGGACGCGGCCTCTGGCGAGACGATCATGCCGGAAGAGCCGATCCAGGCGGCGACGGTTGCGGAAGAGGAGCGCCGCAAGCGCGCCAGGCGGCGGGGCCGCAGATCAACCCTGCTGACAGGCGGCGGCGGTCTTACAACCGAAGCGCCGATCTATCGACCGGGACTATCGCTGCTTGCCGGCAACTAAAACACGGGGGCCGGAAGCGCTCAGGCATGTCGAGTTCCTCTGCTCGCAGTCAGAGCATCATCACAGCTACACGATCAGTGACATCGAGCGATGCATCTTGCCGCCGCTGGCGCTGGGGCAGAACAGGTTCATGCACCGCGAGAACGTCGTCACAGGATTTGCCAGCTGGGCTTTCCTGAAGCGCGACACCGCTCAACGATTTATCGACGGCACTCGTATGTTGGCGCCGCAGGACTGGTCGCTCGGCGATGAGCTGTGGCTGATCGATGTTCTGGCGCCGTTCGGTGACACTGCCTGGTTCTGCAGACGCTTGCGCAAGCACTGGGCCGAAACCTACCCGGAGTTCCCTGTAGTGAACTATGTGAGATCGCACGATCGGCACACACGCCGCACCGTGGTTGAACGCAGTGGAGACCGCTGATGTCTAGCGATGGCGGTGCCGGCGGCCGCGGCGGCGCAGATGCGCCTGTTGGTCGGCCAGGCGGGTACTTTGACTATAGCGACGTTGAGTTCGAGGCTGCGCAGGCTGCGCAGATTGATTTTGCCTCGGGAGAGATTCTGGCGGGGCGGAAAAAAACCGTTCAAGGACGTTCACCCGGAGTTGGCGTGTCCGAGATACCTAACCTCAACCAAGCCGTTGTGGCGGTTCAGGACAAGTACGGTCTCGACAAGCAAGCCGCCCGTGCCGTTGTCAAGGAAGCGAATCTTGCGGTGGCCGCGCCGCCGGTAGCCACTGTGATGGGTCACGAGGTACGCCAGCGGGACATTATCACGGGCGTTCTCGATCCATCCCCGATGGGGGTACTTTCCAAAATAGGTGAAACCATGTTTTGGTCAGCCTGGGACCAAGGCTGGGATGTTGAAGCGGCAGAAAGCAGCCAGGGCTTTCTCGATACCGGAGATTTTCCAGATGTTCCGGGCGTCGAGGCGGCTGGGCCAGGACCGGACTTCGATGTAGCAGCTCCGCTACCAGTGGTTGAAGACACGATAGCAAGCACTGGACGTCCCGGCAGTGCCGGTGCAGTTCCGGCCGCTAAATCAGAAGAAGCGGTAAGTGGTGCAGCAGCAACTGGTGCGACGGCGACGCCACTCACCGCGGTCGGTGCCGCGACCTCGCGCGCCAAGCGCCGAGGCAGCACAGCGACGATCGCTACTTCGACGCTGGGTTTGCCATCGCCTGCTCCTGTGGCACGCCCAAGATTAACAGCAGGCACAAAAACACTTTTGGGTGCATAGCCTATGGCGAAGAAGAAACAGCAGAACGCAGACGCAAAAGCGGTGATGGTGACCAAGCGTCTGCAGGCACTGCAGGCAAAGCGCGAGGTGTGGGAATCGCACTGGCAGGAGTGCGCCGACTACGTCGCGCCGCGCAAGGCAGACGTGACCAAGCAGCGCACCGATGGCGACAAACGTACCGAGCTGCTCTTCGACAGCACGGCCCTGCAGGCCGCTGAGCTTTTGGCCGCGTCTTTGCATGGCATGCTAACTAACCCGGCCACGCCTTGGTTCTCACTACGCTTTAAGGACTCAGCCCTCGACAGCGATGACGAGGCACGCGAGTGGATCGAGGGCATCACCGAGGTGATGTACGGCGCGTTCAATCGCAGCAATTTCGCCGAGGCGATCCACGAGCTGTACCACGACCTGGTCGTGTTCGGCACCGGCGTCCTGTTCGTTGAGCAAGATCCTGAAAGCGGTGTCCGGTTTGCCACGCGCCACATCGGCGAGTGCTACGTATCCGAGGACGGTTGGGGCCGTGTCGACACGGTGTACCGCAGGTTCACCATGCCGGTGCGGGCGATAGCTGAACGGTTCGGTCGAGACAACCTGCCGCAGTCGATGCAGAAAAGGCTCGAGCGCGATGCTTACGAGCCGGCAACCATAGTACACGCTGTCATGCCTCGCGATGAAGGGGACCGCGATGCATACAAGATCGATGCGGAGAACAAGCCTTTCGCCAGCTGTTACGTCGACCCTGAAGAAAAGGTTTTGCTGAGCGAGTCGGGGTTTGACGAGTTCCCCTACATGGTTCCGAGGTGGAAGAAATCCAGCTTCGAGATCGGCTACGGACGCTCGCCGGCAATGTCGTCGCTGCCTGACATCAAGATGATCAACAAGATGTCCGAGGTCACGATACGCGCCGCGCAAAAGCAGGTCGATCCGCCGCTGATGCTGCCTGATGACGGGTTCATGCTGCCGATCCGCACCGTGCCGGGCGGTCTTAACTTCTACCGCTCAGGCACACGAGATCGCATCGAACCGCTGAATATCGGCGCTAACAATCCGCTCGGTCTGCAGATGGAGGAACAGCGCCGGCAAGCGATCCGGTCCAGCTTCTTTGTCGATCAGCTGATCCTGGGGCAGGGGCCGCAGATGACGGCAACCGAGGTGGTCCAAAGGACCGAGGAGAAAATGCGGTTGCTGGGTCCAGTGCTGGGACGGCTTCAGGCTGAGCTGCTGCAGCCGCTGATTGCCCGCGTCTTTGCGTTGCTAGCTAAGCAAGGAGAGTTCGCACCTGCACCGGAGTCTATGACTGGCATGGAACTGGATATCGAATACGTATCGCCACTCGCGAAAGCGCAGCGGGCTGCTGATGCGCAGTCGGGTGCGCAGCTATTCGAGCTGCTGGCGCCGATCGCGCAGATCGATCAGAGCATTCTCGACTACGTCGACAGTGATGGCCTGGCGAAGTTCATGATTCGCGCGCTGGGCATACCTGCGCAGATGGTTCGCGGCGAGCGTGAAGTCGCCCAGATGCGTCAGCAGCGTGCCGAGCAGCAGGCCAAGGCGCAGCAAATGGCAGAGATGTCGCAGGTAGCTGAGGCTGCAGGTAACGCAGCCCCGGCGTTGCGTGCCGTCGATGAGACCGATGTCCTCGGCGAGCTGCAGGCAGGCTAATGAAACCTGAAGAACTGAAGGCGCTGTACCGCAC